CACGCCACGCATGATGCGGTCATCGCCTTGGGCATATTTATGGGCTCTCGAACCTGATGTCCACGTGGACGTTTTGACCACCGTATGCGTACTTCGCATTGTCGATGCAGATCGCATACATCGACCCGTCGATCTGGAAGAATATGCGGTTAATGGGTGATGTCGTAGCGCATCCATTAGGATAATCGCTGGCGGGGAATACGCCGACAGCATGCGTATATCCGGCGCTGTCTTTCGTAATCTTCAGATATGTAGTGTCGATCTGTTGCGTCCACGTGCTGTCCTCATTGAATAACACCATAGCCGTCAGTGAATTGGCCGATGGCAATTTCGCCGAATAATTATACCTCCCGAATATGTAAACGGTCGAAGGTATGGACGTGGCGTTGTTGCTGATAGCGTCCGCGCTGAGGCTCATTGAATTGGCGACCTCGTTCCTGTCTGCCGTGCGGATATTGTTGAGAGATACCTGTGTAACTCCGTCGCCGAGTATGATCTCGGTGGGAACCGCCACTCCCGTCGCACCGTATTCAGGGACGTCTATCATGAACGGATAGCCTCCGCAATAATTTGAGGACATGTCCCATAATTCGACATGGTATCCGTCGAGGGTCATGGTCCCCTCGAATATATTGGTATGAAGTGCGACCATCTTCCCTCCGGCCGCATTCGCCAGCAGGTCGTGGGTCCCTAGTGTATTGTCAGCGATGACGGACCTCATCGGCGACTGCATGATCTCGGTGAGACTGTTGTCCATCAGAGCGTCGTCCGTCTCCAACGCTATCGGAAGGCCCGAGCTCGTGGCGTTCTCGGCGATATAAGCCTGCGTTGCCTTCTCAGCCGCCCAATGCGCCGTCAGATCATGACTGACCACCAATTGCTCATACAATGTGCCAGATGGATCGGTGGTGACGTTGATGACGGGTGTCTCCGAGATCGTATGTCTCCTGCGAACGATAGCCTTCCCGGGTTCATAGATGGATGCCATGATACCATAATTGCCTGCCTTCAGGAGCTCCTGAAGGCACGTCATATAATCGTAAGTGCTCGATGTGTAGTATGTTGTCTGGCCCATATCGTCGTTAATTACATCAGGTACTAATCCCGCCCATGTAATTAAATCCTCGACGATACCTTTGATGCCCGTCGCTCCCGAAATGAAATAACTTATTATCATTCCGATCCCCGGGTCGGTAGTCGACAGATATGTGGATGAAGGTCCTGCGGGGATGTTCGCCTGAGCGATAGTCAGATCATTGCCTGAAATACTGAAAAGATTAACCGAAACCGATGTGCCTGAGTGCTCAAAAGTTATGCCAATCTCAGGATGGTTGCCCGAGGCTGATGATGACCACGATATGCCATCGCCTGAGGTGTAGAAGTCCCCTGTAAATGTGTATTTTGTCGATGAATATTGGGAATAAGCCTGTTGTACCGATATAGTCCAGAATGGAGCTCCCGAGGTGGACACTGAATGGGTAATCTCCACGCCTATGCAATAATTCGACGGCGCATCGTTTATCGTCCAATCGACAGCCCATTCAAATTCATCCGATGCCGAAGCAGTCACGGGAGCGTAGGCGGTCGATGTAGACCCGGAGCACGACCAGCTCTTGAACGATGTTGATGCCACTTCATTTAACGAGCCACCGTTCTTCTTGAACAAAATCACCCTAGCCTGAGCCGTTAATTTTATTGTACCATATATGGCGGAGGTATGACTTCCCGTAACGATACAATAGACTTTTGTCTTAACGCTGGTGATCCTGCGTCCCTGCTCAGGCGAATATCCTGATACGTCAGGCAAAGGATGAGCGATAAATCTCGGACCTGTTATGACGGGTCCCGACTGCATCTGTGAAGTTGCGTCGATCTTAAGCATGTTCACGGCATCGGCTGTGAGCAATGAGCCGATGGTGTTAGCCATCCTATAAACATAATTTGTACCTGAGGTTATTCTCGATATACTTTCAGCCTCTTGATCGTAACCTGTGTGCGACTGATACTGATCTGAATACTGAACCAAATCCATCAGACGGTCATAAGCGGTGATCGTGATCGTCTCTCCGCTTTCGACCTGATAGATCATCCCGCGAAATACCATCGACAGCGCCTTGGTATAAGCGTCTCTGTACTCGACAGTCATCTCCATACCGCGCTCGATAAGCCCTGTCTGACCGTTACTCCAAGTGACAGATGGCGTCCTTGATGCAGGAAGCCTGACCACGGCCTTCGAGGGTGCGTTGACACCGATGCGGACCTGAGGCGTCCCGATGGTCGGTAAATCTCCGATAGGCCCGGAGCCCTTGACGTATGCACCGTCGGGACGGTAGATCACCATGCGCCACTCCGCATCGGATGCACCCTGATTTAATGGATTGACATAATAATCGGCCTTCTGCCATTGATTAACACCGTCGAGAGTGACCAATCTTCTGTGACCGCTCGGAGCTTGAGCTGTGCCTGATAAGTCCGCTCCCGAGGTCCATTTAAGCCATTTGGGTTTAGATGCGACATCGTATGCGGTCACTGATACGTTATCGCCAATATTGACTGTCGGCATCAATACCACGTCCCTGTCTGCACGGCGGTCTCGGTCTGTCTCGCCGTCTCGGTGCTGGCCACGTTGATCGTGGTGTTGTTGGTGTTCTGAGTGGATGAATAGAGATAACCTGCGACGGCTCCTGCGGCCAATCCCGCTCCGCCGACGATCATGGCACCCTTGAACGGGTTCTCGGCGATGGCGGCGAACGTGCTCACGATGGCCGTGGTCTTGAGCACGGCGTTGAGGGTCTGGAACAGCGTGACCACTCCCTTGACGGCCTGAGCTGTGCCGACGACCAATTGGATCCCGGCGGTGACCTTCTGAAGGGTGAGAGCTGTCTCCTCGTCCACGAGGCCCAACGTGCGCACCGAGCTCGTCACGGCCGATAATCCCGACTGCACCGCATGGAGCGCCGACATGACCTCCACGCTCTTGAGTATCGCCTTCTCCTGAGCATCGGTGCACTTGTTGGACGCTTCCTCGGTCCTCTTGAGCTGATCCTCGGCCTTCTTCATCGGACCGCTGATCTGGTCCTCCGCCTTGAAAACATAAACGACATCAGTATCTGCCATCTGCGTAACCTCCTGCCAATGCCCTCATCCCCTGACCGTCGTCAGTCGTATTGATCGCTCTCTCGATCATAACACCCATGGCAACACCGCCCGCCGTAGCGAGAGCGGCCACTCCCAATGCGCCGAGACCGTACTTGGCGAGGTGCGCAGTACCTTCGGCGGCCTTGAATGCGTTATAGGCGTTATAGGTCGCTATCAGGCCCTTGAGGATCTGTGCCGACCCTCCGACCATCTGAAAGGCGGCCGAGGTCGCCTGAAGGGCACCCATGTCCACTCCGAGCGAACGGAGCGAGTTGCTGATCTGTCCGATGGACCTTCCGAGGGACGTCAGATCATCCGTCATCTTGATTGGCCCTCCGCGACTGTGATCTTGAACGAGCGGTATTCCTTCCCCACGCTGTCCATCGGCGCTATGCTCTCGAGGTATCCCTTTATGAGACCCGAATACGTAGAAGCGAGGACTTGGAACGGTCCTTCGGCCATGCGATAGAGTTGGCCGATGATGTCGCATCTGTCCGCCTTGATATGGACCGTGAGTGTCATGTAGCGCACTCCGTTACCGACTTTCCTCGCATAGGCCCGGGCGCATCCTTCGGGCTTGATGTCCTGCATCTGCGATGTGTGACCTATGATCCCGGGATCGTCTATGATTACCGTCCCAAGAGTATTGTATGCGCCGGAGGTCGTTGCGAACCCGTCTCCTGAATACGTACCGATGGAGGTTATCGAAGGTGTCGTCAATACGATTGTGATGCCATCTAGCCGAACCGCACGTCCGTCATTAAGCACCCTATCCATGATTATGCTGTCGCAGGTCAGGGTTGCCTTGGAAGTCATCACCCATTCTGGATCTACTGTGAGCGAACCCTCTTTGATTTCGATGACCGAGGCCGATCCATCGGCCTTGATGGTGACCTTATGCTTGATCTGCACCGTATCGGCCGAGGTAGGCACCGCACCGTTGCTCCATGTGCTCGCAGTATTCCAATCGCCGTTCTGCACCGAATAGATGGTCGCCATATCACTCGCCTCCCTTCATCATCGCGACGATTGCATATCCCTGACCGACGGTGAGGTCGGCCGCATCTATCCCGAGGTTCCCGGTGGCGACCAATGCCACGGCGAGCGGATCCTCGCAGTCCTCCTTCTTTATCTCGGGGGTGATGAACTCGTCGAGCTTCTTCTCCAGCCTGTCTGCGATGATCCTCGGGAGCCCGTCGAGGATGTCCTGCACGGTCTTGCCGTCCTCGGGCGGTATGAAGCACGCTCCTCTCAGATCGTCTATCGGCCACTTGGATGCGATCTCGGTGAGGGTGGCGGTCTCCTCCTCGGTCAGAGTGACACCGCTCTCCCTCTTGGCGTTGAGCCTTCCGATGCGGGCCATGTCCTCCTCGGATACGCACGAGGTGATCTCCCTGAACCTGAAGTACGGGATGCGTCTGATGGTGTATCTGCCCGCCTCGTATCTCTCGCGGTGCTGGTCCCATAGCATGCTATCACGCCACCGATATGTTGGCCGCTCTCAGTCTGAGGGTCTGTCTCTGCTTGTCCTGAATGAGATCAGGATGTGTGCCGTCCGCCATCCACCTCACGCCCGTGAGCGTGATCGTGACGGGATTGTCGATGCCGAGCATGATGACCGCGTTCCCGGGTGTGCCGTTCTGCATATCGGTGTTGATGTATGCGAGGTCCTCCATCCATATATCGGCTTGAAGCTCAATGCTTCTTCTGCCCTCGAGGAGAGACCCGGTGATGGCGGTCCCTGAGGACGGGATCCTGATGCGCTCGAGGTTATTACTGATCCTGAGCTCGAATGACTGCGGATAGATCTCGTTGGCACCGATGGTGATGCCGTTCATCCATTGGACCGCCGATGCGTTGATGGACGTCCATACACTGTCGGCACTATTCTTGGTCGCCGACGATGACTTGGATGCGAGGACGGTCTCCTCGAATGTGACGATACCACCGGGAGCGTCGGCCTTGATGGTGAGGCTGTCGGTCTTGCATCCGTTATACGTCCTGCCCTTCCAATTGGACGCCATCTTGACGTATATGCTCTCGGTCCTCGAGGGCAGAAGCGGATCGCCTGAGGTCGTTCCTCCCGTGCCCACGGCGTTGGTAATGATCTGTCCCCATCCTGCGGTATCCCTGACCTCCAGCGATGCGATGAACCCTGCGTCCTTCTGGCGGGTGACGTAGTCGGACGGGTCGAAGGATCTCGAACCGTACCTCCACGCCAGATACGGGTTGGCCGTGTCGGTGAAGGTGAACCTCCCGCCCTCGGCTACGTCCCCGTAGTATGCGGTGGCGCCGTCCGGCGTTCCGTAAGTGCTCTCACTGTTGATCGTGACGGGAGTTAGGTCTCCCGCCGTGATGTGCCTCTGCGATAATGTCATGCTCTTACCATCTCCATCTCAATCGGTAACTGTAATTCGTAACGCGGGCGGTCGTTCCTGACCACCCTCTTGGGAGGACTGATGCGCATCCCGTTGACCGTGCCGTATGTCGTCGCGACGTGGGATATGCGGTCGTACTTCTGGATGACCGCCTCGGCGATCATGTCCATCCTGACCAGATCGTCCCCGACTATGTGCAGGGTCATCGAGGGATTGTCGAAGGCTGTGTTATACGCCTGACGGGGATCCGCAGGTCCGCCGTAGTCCTCCACGAGGGCGGCGGTTATCGTCGACATGCTGTCGAGCCTCACGGGGAGCATTCCCGCGTATATGCCGTCACGGTAGATCTCACCGCATCCCGTGAGACCGCACCGTGCGAGATTGCACCGGGCGGGCACGTTCTTCCATGCGACCGCTCCCGACAGGATCTCAGCGCACGCCTTGATCGCCGACGTCATATCGAGCACCCCACCTCTATGTCAACGAACGTTATGTAGACGGGACCGTGCTTGGCCTTCATCAGGAGATTGCCGTCCGCCTGAGGGACCGCCGTGTAATAATGGGTGCCAGCAATATCGGCGGGGATGTTTGCCGTAAGAAAATTACGGGCATCTCTCATGCGCTGGCCAGCCGTCTCTCTGTCCGTTGAACATGCCATGACGCTGATCGTGTGATAATTCCTGCGCACGCCCGCCGTCGAGGACCTTCCGCCGATCTCCTGAACGACCACGCACTCGGGGAGCTCGAGCGGTATCAGTCTGGCGTAGACGTCGACGTCCATTCCCTCAGCGAGCAGTCCGCGCAGGTCGTCCTCAATCATATTATTTTAGAACGTGCCCGCTTTTAAAAGGATGGATAATGGAGGCCCTCGGGCGAGGGCCTTGTTGGGTTTACTCCTCCTTGAGTTTGAGGAGGTCAGGGTTCGCCACGATAGCTTCCTTGGCCAGCTTGGCGGCCTCCTTCTTGCTGAAGCCGTTGTCGATGTATTTCTGAACGAGCGCCGGATAACCTCCGCTCACTTCAGCAACCTCATCAGCCACGGCCTTAACAGTACGAAAGGCCTCCGCTGTTTTCTTCTGCCACTCGCCTGCGGCCACGTACTTGATGACCGTCTCGTTCAGGAAGAACGTGGCGATTATACCGAGTATGAGGCCGTAGACCGCATATCTCTCCCATGCGTCCGCTCCGATGGTCTCGCTCCTGAAAATCAGCACCATGCATGCGAGTGCGGTGCCGAGGACGATGGCCATCGCATCGGCGATCAGGAATATCTTGTCGAACTTCTGCGCCTTGTTGATCTCCCACTTCTCGGAGGGTGTGAGCTGTTCCGGGTTCTCAGGGTCACGGCCTTCGGCCACGATCTTGTATTTGAGCTTCTCGGCGTCGGTTTTCTGCTTCTCGTATTTCGAGATAGCGATAAAGACCATGTAGGCCGATGCTCCCACGAATGCGCACAGCACCATCGCGATCAGGGATATATTGCTGAGGATGATGTCCATGGTATCTCTCCATATGCCGAACACCCACCCGCCCATCGTCCATCCGATGATATATCCCAGACCGTACCACCACGGGATGCTAACTCGTCCGTCTCGGTAGTCGGGAAGTATCGACATGATTGACGGTTAGCGATGGGGATTAAAAAGGTTGGATAATGACGAACGGTCCCCGGTGGCCTTGACCCTGATGGCGGTCCTCTTGGGCGCCGTCATGATCTCGCATACTCCCGTCAGCGCATCCTCGGCGTCGTCATGCTCGGCGGTGCCGTCGCTGGTGAAGGTGACGATGGACTTCCAGAACTCGGGCCACTTGTCCGCCCAATGTTCGGGGAATATGCAGTGAGCCATCAGCCACGGAGCGGCCGTCAGGATCCTCGCCTTCTTGTTAGCGTGCTGTGTGAACCATCCGACCTGCGTCGCACCGCCCATTCTCCTGATGAGATCCTGCACCGCACGGGCGAACCCTCTCCCGCCGTTGTTGCTCTCGATGTGCGCCGTCGATACCCTGAGCGGATAGTCGGCGCATAACTGCTGAGCGACCATCGGTTCGGTGATCTCCATCGGTTCTTGAGTGTATATCACGTCGAGGACGCAGACGTCCTGCGGGTCGGCGGCCACCACGCCGAATACGATTGAGCACAGATAATCCGCTCCCTGATCGGCGGTGTCGCAGTACGCCATCACCTTGATTAATCCCGGAAGCTCGGAGTAGGTGCGGAAGCTCGTGTATAGACGGTTCTGGACGTCTACGGGTTCCTGCTGATAATTCGCACGGAATATGCTCGGAGCCATCGTGCGCATGGTGATCTCGTAGTCCTCGGCGGTGAGGATGGCGTCGCAGAGCATCGTCCCGTCGTCCTGACGGGCCTTGTAGGTTATCAGGCGCGGAGGGTACCCTATCGAGGTGAAGTGGGCCAGCGCACGTCCGCACGGGTCTCCCGTGGCCCATCGGGTCATGATGAATATGATCTTCTGTCCGGGCTCACGCCTTGATAATAGAGTATCCGTGAAGTATGACCACTTCTGATCGAGGATGCGTTCGTTGTATGCCTCCATGGCGTTCTTAATCATGTCGTCGCACAGGATCACGTTGGCACCCATACCCGTGACGGTTCCCGTCGGGGATGATGCGAGATACCTCCCGCCTCCCGTGGTGGACCATAGCTTCATCGAGGCGTCGCCCTGAGCGATCTCGGTCTGAGGGAATATGTCGTGATAGACCACGCTCCCGTCTCCCGATACCTCGCTGATGGCGTTACGGACGGTCTTGGCGAAGGTGGTCGACAACTCCTCGTTATACGATACGGTGATGACCTTCTGCGTAGGATCGCGTCCGAGGATCCATTCGACGAACAGGGATGCGGTCCTCGACTTCCCGTGCCTCGGTGGCATATTAACGACCATGACCCTCTCCGATGACGACCAGAACTCCTGCAATTGCTCGCAGAGATCCTTCAGGTACGCCTTGTCCTCGGTGTAGAAGTCGGGCGCCATCTGAGTGCAGTACCACCATAACGAACGGCGTGCGAGCTCGCATCCCGCTCTCCGATGGATGTCCGGCATCGCCTGAATGGCGGTCCTCTTGCTGATCTTCGCTGTCATGCCTTCTTCGGCCTCGTGGCCTCGTATAGCTTGATTAGGTCCTCTGCGGGCAATTCGCTGAGCGGGTCGACCTTGACCGTAATCTCGTCCGCCATCTGCTCCTTGAGTTTGGCGAGGAACATGGCCGCCTTGGTATCACCCTTGGCGGCCCTGTTATACATGGCGACAATGATGGCGCCGTCCATCGTGAGATTGGGCTTGTCGGGACTGTTCTTGTCGAGCTGTGATGCGGTCTTGGGATCCGTGATCTTGCCGTCCCTCATGGGCAGATTGCCGATGAGTACGGCCCATTCGCGCATAGTGCGCTTCTGAGCTTGGACCTCTTGGGACTTCTTCCCGCCTAACCTTCCTTTATCCTTGGTGGCGGGATCTCCCTTCTTGCACGGTCTGAGGTTCTCAGGATGGAGTTTAGGGTTCGGATTGGCCATCAGCGTCCCCTCCGTGAATTGTCCCTAATGGTGAGGATCACGAGCAATAACGACAGTCCCGTAATGACCACACATATACTGAGGATGAAGTCGTCGGTCATTCGTGATGTCCCCATAACGATGTAGGTATGCGTTCCTCTTGCTCATGCTCGATGCGTGTCTCCAATCTGCCCTCCATCAGGTCGAATAGGTCCCGCTTGCATTCGGCGCAGATCTCGTAGGTCCTCGGGTATGTGCCGTTCTTGGGCATGATCGTGACGTATGCCTGACGGTCGCTGTCCGTGACGACCTCTCCGCAACATGGACATTGGAATGAGTAGGTAGCGTTCATGCGGCAACCCCCCTCGGCTCCCATCCGTCGCATCCGAACTTCGATACGTTCTCAACATCCTGCTCGGAGATCTCTCCGCTCGCCTCAGGTAAATGGCATAAGTGGACGCCCAACGTGGTCAGGTATGCGTAGTGTCTGCATGTTGAGCACTTAATCTCGGTCATATCTCTCCCTCCTTCCTCCTGCGGTACGCCTCGACGGCGATGTCCCTGTTGTAGTCCATCCCGCACTCCTCGGCGATCATGTGTAGTTGATGCTCCAATGGTGTGAAATAGGCATCAGGATCCCATCCGCAACTATCGCCTGTAAGCTCCTCCCACTTCTGCATCAGGTCGAGAGCGAGGTATACCAGCCTGTGATCGGTCTTTATCAGTATCTCGCGCATCCTGTCCCTGCTGACGGTGATCTCGTCTGCGGGTCTATTATCCCATGCGTGATGGTCGGTCATAATCCCGCCTCCACCATCGCCCTCAGATGCTCCATAGCCTTCTTGGCCTGTGCGACCTTCTCTGCCTTATACTGCTCAATCTCCTCCAGGGTCAGTATCGGGAGACTTCCGCATCCTGCGTGGTCCGCATCCCACTCATTGTCGAATAGACTGTCATCCATGTCCGTTCTCATTCGACCACCTTCCTTGGGTAATCAAGGGTTATGTCGATCTTGGGAGGCGGCTCAGGTATCAGGTCCATCAGATAGTCGGTGTTCATGCACTCGGGACACTTCTCTATATCCTGTTCGTAGTCGACGATGATGTCCTCCTCGTCGAACTCCGCTCCGCACCAATTGCAACGCACCCTCATCCGACCACCTTCTCGGCCTTTTTACCTGTAAACTGCTCCCAACGGTCGATGATGACGTCGCAGTAGTGCGGGTCGAGCTCCATCATCAGGCACTTGCGCCCGGTCTGCTCGCAGGCGATCATCGTGGTGCCTGAGCCGCCGAACAGGTCGAGGACGATCTCGCCCCTATTGGAACTGTTCATTATCGCCTTGGCCACCAACTCGACGGGTTTCATCGTCGGGTGTTCCTCCGAGACCTTGGGTCTCTTGATCTGCCAGACATCCGTCTGCGTATGATCCTCGACAGGGTGTGCCCTTGGGGACCCTTCCTCCCACCCGTACCAGATCGGCTCGTATTGGGTGTTATAGTCCTTCCTCGATAATACTGCCGTGTCCTTGCACCAAATGATCGTGGACGACCAATGCATCCCGTTCTCCTTGAGCTCAAGCATCATGTTGCCCCACTCCTGTGCAGACATAACAACGTACACAATCCCCCCCCCCCCTTAATGGAGGACTTCATGCTCTCGAAGGCCGCACCCATGAACTCCTTAAAGTCCTCGGTGGTCATACTATCGTTGAGGATTGTCCTCATCTTGTATTTGGGATGGTATGAGTGTTCGGGATCTCCGTAGTTGACGTTCCATGGCGGGTCTGTGAATACCATGTCGGCGAGGTTGCCGTTCATCAGGACGACTACGTCCGCCTGCTTGGTGCTATCTCCGCACATCAGGAAGTGATCGCCGAGTTGATAGACCTCGCCGAGTTTGGTCATCGGTTCGTCCTCGAAGTTGACCTCAGGGACATCGTCCTCCACTATCTCGACGTTGGCATCCTGATACGATGTCGTGTCCGTCAGGTCAAGCCCGAACTCGCTCATATCGAAGTCCAGCCCCTCGAGCTCCGGGAGCAATAGATCGTAGTCCCACGTTGCGAGCTCACCTGTCGAATTATCGGCGATGCGATACGCGCGGACCTGCTCCTCGCTGAGATCGTCGGCCACCAATACGGGCACCGTCTTGAGTTTGAGTTTCTTCGCCGCTTTCCACCGCGTATGTCCCGCGATGATTACGTTGTCCTTGTCGATGACTATCGGCTGTTTGAAGCCGAACTCCCTTATCGAATTGGCCACCGCATCCACCGCGTTGTCGTTGATGCGCGGGTTCTTCTCGTATGGCCTGATGTCCTTGATGTTCATCTCCTGTACTTCCATTGTTATGCCCTCCTGAATGTGATCTTCATGGCGTCCTTGACCTTGATCGTGACACCTTGTTTGGAGTATGTTACGCCCTCCAGCTTTCCCAATCTGACGACGGCTCCGCCGCGCATCGTTGCGACCGTATCAGCCTCGTCGATGCTCCAGCTCGTGTAATTGCCGTCCCTCCATGCTACCGGGCGCTTGCCCTCTCTGATCTTGTTTTCAATGTTCCCATCCATCATCTCGTCCACCCTGAACGTGTCCGTTACTCCTGACTGTCCTCTCCAATACTCCAGCACCGCCCTGCCCGTGCCTGCGGGGATCCTCGGCGTCGGACGTGCCGACACCTTGTCGCAGACCTTGTTATGCTTCAGGAAGGCGGTGACCTTATTGATGGGGATGCCTGTGATCTCCGCGAGCTCGCTGGCGGTGTAGGGTCTCGGAGCTCTGTCCAATACCTCGCCTATCCTCGCCATCGTGCGCATGCTCACCGACGGGGAGCACAGATAATCCCTCATTCCGACCTCCAATTCCATAATTCGATCAATTCGTCGATGTCCCTCTCGGTGACGGGCGTGCGCTTCCTGAGCAGACGGCGCACCGTCATGACGGCTCCGCATCCGGCGCACTCTATCACGGGGACCGACCGCAGATTGGTGCGGATGGTCCTCTCGGTGATCTCGTAGCGCTCACCGCAGAACGGGCATGCCTTGACGATCTCAGTCATAACCACTCTCCTCTGTTCAGCAACAGCCCGATGGCCAGCAGTATGAACGAGGCCATCAGCGATACCATCGTGGCGGTGGCGGTGATCCTCGATGCGGTCCATAACTCGAATATGGACATTATCGACGAGGTCAGCGACAGGATCACCGTGACCAATATCATTATCAGGGCCACGGCCTCGAGTGAGGCGTGCCTGATGATCCTGCGGACGTTGTCCGTTATGTCGTCTATCATTTCTTCTTCACTTCCTTGGGTTGGTATAGTATCATCATCCATCTGATCGCCCTCCTTATGGTCTCGGATGTGCTGAGGCCGTTGGCCTCGGCATATTGCCTGAGTTTAGCGTATTGGTCCGCGTCTATGCGGAATGATATAACAGGATCGTAGTAGCTCACGCGAACTCCTCCTTCAGTCTCTTATCGGCGATCGTGCCTTCTTCCACGTGACCGCATGCGAGGCATTGGATGCGGTACTTGATCCAATCATCCTTCCCGACGCGGATGAGCTCGACGGCGAACCCGTCCCCGCAGTGCTCGCACTCCATCGAGGTGTAATAGCTCCAGACGTTCCACTTGGGACCGTTGCTCATTCCCTGCCTCCCTTGATCGTGATGATCTGTCCCTTCCTGAGGATCCTGATCCTCGCCGAGAGTTTGTAGTCCAATGTCCTCGTGTCGGTCTGGTCGTCGAGGTCGTACTCCTCGACGGTTCCGTCCTCGAATGCGATGATTATCATAACCACGCCTCCAATGTGCCCGGACGAGGCTTACCCTCGTTCTCCATATCGTCCAAAATCACCTCTTGGATCGCCTTGTAGCAATCCACGACCACCGAGTTGCCTGCGAATTGATAGAGCAACGTGCGGCTGAACATCGGCTTCCCCTTCTCATCCTTGGCCTCTTTAAGTCTCATGATCTCCTCATCGTCGAAACCCATGAGACGCAGGCACTCGACCTCGGTCAGTTTTCTTATTATCGGCTTATCGTCCATGACTATCACTCCTGATGACCCCCCCTATCGCATTGGATGGTCGGAGACTGTCCGTGTCTGACGGTCCCTCTCGCACGCCCGAGATAGTTGAGGACAATCCCGTCCCCGGGATGACCCTCCATCCAGCCTGTCGAGTTGGCCGTC